ACAATCGACAAAGCGAACTATTTTGCTTTTAAGGTTGACGATATTGAAGAAGCTCATTCGCACGTTAACTTCCAAAGCCTTGCTTCGGATCGTGCAGCCTATCGTTTAGGCGATCAGTATGACCAAGATGTACTTGGTTATTTATCTGGCTTTAAGCAATCTGCTTTACATGGATCACCTGATACAGTTAATACTACAACAAATGGTAGTGTAGCAGTGTCAACTGCAGGTACTGACGAACTGTTGTCTTCAATGAAAATTGATGCGGCATCATTCGGTGGTTCTGCTGGAGATGCATTAGCACTACAACCACGTACTGGTGGTGCAACTGACTCAACACCTGCGGTTGGGGATACTTTCCCACTAACAGTTATCGCACGTATGTCTCGTTTGTTAGATCAACAAAATGTAGACACACAAGGTAGATGGCTAGTAGTTGACCCGGTATTCATGGAGTTGTTAAAAGACGAGGATTCTCGCCTATTTAATGCTGACTTCGGTGGTTCTGGTCTACAGAATGGCTTAATTGGAATGAACATTCACGGCTTCCGTGTTTATACTTCCAACAACTTACCTACAGTTGGTACAGGTCCTTCCTTCACAGGAACGAACTCTGCTGTTAACTATGGTATGATTGTAGCTGGTCATGATTCAGCCGTTGCAACTGCAGAGCAGATCAACAAAACTGAAACATATCGTGATCCAGATTCATTCTCGGACATTGTTCGTGGTATGCATCTATACGGTAGGAAAATCCTACGTCCAGAAGCTTTGGTTAACGCCAAGTACCATTTAGCATAGGGAGAATAGAAAATGGCTACTATATCAACACTATTGTTACCAGAACACGGCTCTACAAAGCGTGGTCGTGCTCCTTATATGGTACAAAAAACTATTGATCTTACTGCACAGGCTATTTCCTGTACAGGCGGTGACGTAGTACAATGCTTGACTATCCCTGCTAACACTCGTGTATTACACGCAGGTGTTTGCGTTGTTGCATCTGCAACTCAAAATACAGGCACAGATGCAACTGTCACACTTGGTGCGGCAGATGCTGATGAGTTTGTTGCAGCGTTTGACATTGATGGTGCGGCTGATGGTGCATATGCTCCTTCCGCTACACCAGCGGCAGACGTTACACTTGCAGCTGCAGACACGTTAGACCTTACCTTCGCAGGTAGTGGTGCAACATTTACTGCAGGTAAACTTCGTGTTTACGCTGTAATGATGGATGTCAGTGATCAGAGTGACGCAGCTCCTACAGAAGTAGATCGTGATACTCTTGCATAAATAATATAATGAGTAGGCTGGGAAACTGGCCTACTTATATTTGCATTTAATTTGAAAGAACCTAATGGCATATACCTATTTAGATATTACAAATGAAGTTATTGCTCGTTTTAACGAAGTACCTTTAACATCTTCTGGTTTTGTGTCAGCAAGGGGTTTTCAAATTCAATGTAAAAATGCTATTAATGACGCAATAGATTTTATAAATACTAGTGAGTTTAGTTGGCCTTATAATCATGCTACTAAATCAGATGTACTAGTTGCTGGTACTACTAGATACACTCCACCTACAACTTCTAAGCATGTTGACTATGATACGTTTCGTTTAGTTAAAGATGATAGCTTGGGCATAGCAGGTGGTAAGCTAGACTTGTTAGATTATAAAGATTATTTAAACAGATATATTGAACAAGAAGATACTAGTAATGCAGGTTCAGTACCTCGCTACATATTTAGAACACCCGATAATAAATACGGTTTATATCCATATCCTGATAAAGCATATACTTTACGTTATGAATATTACAGCTATGGCACAGCGTTAACAGATGCAGGTGATGTACCTTTAATACCAGAACAATATAGAGCTGTTATTGTAGATGGCGCAACTGCATATGGCTATCAGTATAGAGGTGAGTCTACTCAACATCAATTAAACTTTCAAAGGTTTGAGGCTGGTATAAAAAGTATGAGAAGTTTACTAGGTAACAGAACAGATTACATATACTCAACAGTATTAAGTAAGTAATCAAGTATGTTTGTATAAGGCTTAACTATGGCAGATGAATCAGGACTCAATCCGTTTGTGTTCCCATTACAAGGTGGCTTAGTTCTTGACCGTTCTACGTTTACAATGGAACCGGGAATGGCATTAGAGTTACAAAACTTTGAAGCTGATATTACAGGTGGATACAGACGTATAAATGGTTATACTAAATGGAATAGTAATATAGTTCCACAAACAGCATCTTCTTCTGAAGCTGTATTAATGTCAGCTTACTTTGCTGGTAATAATAAAGTTATTGCCGCTAGAGGAACTAAAATTTATGAAGCGGCTAGTGGTAGTGGTGCATGGTCAGCAATAGATACAGGACGATCTAACGCAACTAAGTATACTTTCTTTAGATATAATTTTAATAACACTCCACACATTATCTGGGCAGATGGAGCTAACCATGCAACTAAGTATGACGGTTCTACTGTAACAGATATTAATGGTACGGGTGCTCCTTCTAATCCTAAGTATGTTACATCCTTTAAGAATACTATGTTTTTTGCTGGTATGTCTTCTACTCCACAAGAGTTATTATTTACAGCACCATATACAGACAATGATTTTAGCTCAGCAAATGGAGCAGGTTCTATAAGAGTAGATGATACTATAACAGGTATCTTTCCTTTCCGAGACACACTAATAATATTTTGTGCAGAACGTATCTTTAGACTTGTTGGTAATACAGTAGCTGATTTTCAGTTACAACCTGTATCTCGTAATGTTGGTTGTATTAATGGATCAACCATAAAAGAATTTGCTGGTGATATAATCTTTTTGAGTCGTGATGGTTTACGTACTGTTGCTGGTACTGAAAAGATTGGCGATGTTGAGCTTGGTACTATAAGTGCTTCTGTACACGAACTATTCTCAGTCTACACAGATGTAGATGAGTTTGAAGCAGTAGTCGTACCAGATAAAACACAGTATCGTATATTCTTTGTAAATAACTCTGCAAGATCAAGAGCCGCTACTAAAGGTGTTATTGCATATAGGGGTGCTCAAGGATATACATATAGTGAGTTACTTGGTATTCAACCTTCTTGTACTGACTCTTTAAATGAACAAGGTTCAGTGTATGTACTACATGGTGGTTTTGATGGCTATGTATATAGACAAGAACAAGGTAGTACATTTGATGGTGAAACAATTGTAGGTAGATATAGATCACCTGATTTAACTATGGGTGATGCTGGTATAAGAAAAAACTTTCAACGTGTTATCATTAACTACGCCCCTACAGGTACAGTAAATTCAGATTTGTTTTTACGCTATGACTATGAAGACCCTAACATACCTAGACCTGCGGCATACCCTTTTGATAGTAGTAAAGTTGTTGCTATATACGGTACATCTGCTTATGGTACTGCTACATACGGTGGTCAGTCACAGCCTCTAGTTAGACAAGCTGTAGAAGGTAGTGGCTTTGCTGTAGCATTAAGAGTTGTTGACAATGGAGTTTCAGAACCTTACTCACTAAAAGGTTTTCAGTTAGAATTTGACGCATCCGCACGTCGATAAAGGAGAAGTAAATGGCTGGTTACACACGGCAGTCCACATACACAGATGGTGATATTATCAATGCGTCAGATTCCAATGACGAATATAATCAGTTACTAGCTGCATTTGTAAATACTACTGGTCACAAGCATGATGGCACAGCGGCAGAAGGCCCTGTCATTGGATTGATTGGTGATCCCGGTGTGGCTACACCACTTAATAAAGTTGTAGTAAATGATACTAACAATCGTGTTGGTGTCTTTGTTGATGTAAGTTCAAGTTCAGTTGAGCAGTTACGCTTCCAAGATGGTGTAATAGTTCCTGTAACTAATAACGATATTGACTTAGGTACTAGCTCAGTACAGTTTAAGAATGCATGGTTTGATGGTACTGTTAATATAGATGCTCTTGTAGCTGATACAGCAGACATTAATGGTGGTACTGTAGACGGTGCTACTATTGCTACATCAGACATTACAGTAGGCTCAGGTAAAACATTAGATGTATCTGCAGGTACACTTACACTAGCGGCTAATCAAATCTCTGGTGATAAAGTTGAAGGTGGTACAATCAATGCTATCACTATTACAACACTAGGTTCTACAGCAGTTAATGCTACTACAGTAGATACGACTAACATTGAAGTAACAAACATTAAAGCT